GTGTTTAAATAAAGCGATGAACGTTTAATTTGCTCATCATCTAATTCAACGCCTTGGCCTTTTAATTTTTCAGCAACGGCAAATTCTATTAATTCAACGCCTTGTTTTTCAGAAGTAATACCAAACTTTTCTTTTAGCTCTGTTTCAAACTTTGTGATTGATTCAGCTTTGGCTTTGCTATAACCTTTATCGTGGGCCTTTGTTTCGGCTTCTTTAAAGTTTGCAACTCTTACAACTGATTTATCAAACAATGTTTTTAAAGCATCTGGTTTGATGTCTCCTGTTTCATCCTCTTTAATGTCAAACAGAACTGAGGCAATTTCTGATTGTTGAACTCCTAACGTTGTTACGACTAGGTCGCTCACAAATTTAATTTCATCTTTTGTCATAATTCATATGGCTTACCCATCAGCATTAATCATGTAGCTTACCTACCAGCGGTTAATTATTAGTAGCGTTAAAAGGATTCGAACCTTTGACCTTTTGGGTATGAACCAAATGAGCTGACCCCTGCTCTATAACGCAATATTTTATTTTTAACAGGTTTTATTCCGATGCAATAGATACCGATTATATACTTTGTTTTTAAGCACTCCCATTTTATAAACAGAAACAACAAATGTATTTTCAGTATCAATAACTAATTGATTTGGTAAAATAAATACAGGGTTAAAATCTAAACTATAATCATAGCTAGAAACAACAAATGTATTTTCTACAGATACTGTTTTTTCAATTGTACACTTACCGTAATCAGCTTTTTTATCAGTTTGGCTAACATTGGCAGCTACACCAACATTGAACATTAATGCTATCGCAACTAACGAACCTATGAGACCTGTTTTTTTCATTTTATTTTTCTTCTGGCTTAATAGCCTTTTCTTCTTTTTTTACTGTATTTACAACAACTTGCTTTGGCTCTTCTGGAGCATCTTTAACATCTAGGATGTCATAAGCTAATTTTTGATTAGCTGAAAATTTATCGAAGTCAACTTTTTTAACTTCTAATTCTAAACCGTTTGATTTTACTTGAATTTTCATTAGATTGAGAATTGAGATTTTAATAATTCGACATCACCAGCAAGTTTTTCATTTAACAACGAAATTAAATCACCTAAACTATCAGTAGCTTTGTAACTGATTTCGTTTGAATCAAAATAATCCTTGATGTTTCCTTTAGTTAAATGCTCTTTAGCTAATTCGTTAAACGGATTAATTTCATTAGCGTTCTCAGCAGTTTGTGCGGATTGTTCAGCTTCTTTATTAGCTAAATTTTCTACAACTTGTACTGTTGGCTTTTCTTTTTGACCAGTCTCAGGAGTTTTGATTGCTTTGTTCTCAGCAGTTTGTGCGGATTGTTCAACCCAACCATTTTTATTTTCTCCTAACAAATCCCATGCTAATTGACTAAAGGGCTTAGTTATTTTATTTTTTATAGCAATAATCATTGTTTAAATAATTTTTATCAAAACTATTTAATATTAAAATGAATAGTGAGGACAAATTGTCCTTATTTAAAGTTTATAGGCTATTCCTGTCTTTAAATGCCTTATTCTTTTCAACTGCTTTAGCGTTATTATCAGGCTTTAATACCTTGGCAATATCTTGGGTAATCCAATCGGGTGTATGCCTGCAACCATAACCACCCATATTAATTAACGGTTCGTAATCATTAATATTTTCGCCATACATTGATGTTATGAATGTGCTATCCTTCCATTTAGTAGCTTCAGCTCTTGTAAATATTTTACCGTTTTTATTAACACAAAAACTTCGAGAGGACGTTAATAATCCACCGCCATAAAAGAATGATTGAAGTTCTAATTCGTTAGCGTATACAAGCGAATTACTTCTATCAATACTCGTAAGTATATCCTGTGAAACAGTTCTATAATGACTCTCTAAAAGTCCTGTATTGTTTTTACTTCCAATGATAAAGTCTTTTAATTTATTCTGCATTAAATTAATATCCGGGTTACCAGATAAAATAATTTTTACTTCTTTGATAAATTTCTTTTGTGCTTGCTGGTCTCCTAATACTTTATCAGTAAATCCATTCTGTTTTAGTTTACCGTTTTCATCAATGCCTAATTGTTTATCGACTAATGCTTTTGTTTTATTATGGATTTCATCAAGTTTATTGCTATCCAATAACGTTGCAAAATACATTTGATTTAAATCGGTTAAAGACTTTGAAGCGTTTATTGTTTGCTTCATGATGTCAATAAAATTGGCACTATAAAACTTCTTGAATTTAGTTTGAAGTTTATTGATATTAATTTCTTTGCCATCAATTTTATTGGAAGCTTCTTTGATAAAGTCGCTCAATAACGTATCGTATAAATTAGATTGCTGATTTACTAACGCGCTATTAATTCCATCTTCTTTTTTAGAGATGAAATCTGTTTTTATTTTTGAAACTTCTTTATAGGTTGGCATCGATTAATTTTTAATAATTTTTTAATACGTATTATTTGAATGGATGGTTAACCATATTCCCAAATAACTATTAATGGTGTAAATAGTTCTTTTACAAATGAAATTGATATACGCAAAACAACTTCAAATGTATCGAGAACTATAATGTATATAAGGCTCACGTAAAGCCACCAAATATTAAATATTAGTTTCATTTATAATTCATAAATACTTCATGAAACTTATCAAATGTGCATTCAATTACATAGCCATCTGTTCCTTTAATCTCAACTAATGTTTGCATTAGTTTTTCTTCACGCCCTCTAGTATATGAAGGTCGATATGAAGTTACTTGTAATGGATCAAAACAAATGGGAACTAATGTTTCATCAACATTTTTTAATCCCATTTCTTCAGCATTCGCATCGAATACTTCAATTTGAGATTTAAACATTATTCTACCTCAATCATATTTTTATGTTAATGTTGCTACTTTATTTATCGCTTGTTCTCCACTAATACTTGGTGTTCCTAATTGTTTTCTAGCTTCATCTTCCGTAATTCCAAATCTATCACTCACTAATGCAATTGCAGCATCTAAGTCATATAAACCACTTGCAACGGCTTTAGCAATCTCAATCATTCCGGTTAAACCACCGACTGATTGACTTAAGCCGTTACCCCCCCCCTCAATATTAGAAGGGTTAAATGCAATAGCTCTATCATTCGCCATTGAACTATCTAATTCATCAATAATTACTTGAACTTTAGCTTTAATTAAATCAAGCTGCTTACTCTTTTCAATCATATAAAAATTAACCTCTCCAACTGAATTTTCAGAATCCAACTCATCAAAAATATTATCAAAATTAGCGTACAATATTTTATTGAACTTAGAAGTCAAATCATTTGTGATGATGTTATTGATTTCATTTTCTGTTTTACCATTAAACGGAAAGAATTTATTTTTAACATCAATTTTCAATAACTCATTTGGTTTATCGATGTAAAGCTTTTGCGCTAAATCTTTATTGATTTCATTCTTAATGTATGAAGGTGCGCCAGAATTATTCGCTTTATTTAAATCTTCTAACAACATCGTTACCGATTTCATTTTAAAATCTTTTGGAAACTTATGTTGAATGGTAATCCCTTTATCTAAATCACGATAAGAAGCAATCACATGCATGATATGTTTCCACATGGCGGACCAACTATCTGCAAAAGGTTTTAACGTATCATAAACGCTATCTAGATCAATTGTTTTTTCGGTAGCAGTTGCAACGGTTTGATTTGAATTATATAAATCAGAATTATAAACAGCCTTAACCGCCAATTCTGTTAACTCGTATAAACCTAACTTCTTTTGAAATTCCAACAAATCCATTTTAGGACCTTTGTAAGCAATATAGTTTTCTAATGAAACGATATCTTTAGGATCCCTTGGTAATTTAACGCGAATAATATCAGCGCTTGATGTGTGAGTTTTCCAACCAGTCCCTTTACAAACTGAGCACATACCACCGTCTGCTGTCTTACCAGTATTACACGTACTATGTTTAGTAATATCGCCAGGACATACCTCATCGTATTGAATTTTTTGTTGAAACACATGTAAGCAATTAGTCAAATCAAATTCACTTACTGTTTTGATACTTTTCTTAAAGTAAGGATGCGCAGGATGAATGATAGGCACACACGTGCGTCCTCTAGTTGTTAAATCTTTTTTAGTCCCAACACGTCGAGCTGGTATTCTGCCTGCCTTATGTTGTGTAGTTGTTAAGATGTAAGCTTCAATAATTTTCCCATTATTATCTTTAACGGTAAATAATTCTTGGTTACTTTCTAAAATATAACCCGAAATTTCTTCAACTAAAATCTGTTCTGCAGTAATCGCTTCATTTTCTAAATATAACGTGTGGCGACCGTTGAATACAATTAAGAATTGTAACTCATTATTAACATATTTATAATTAATTGCCTCTTTACTATTTACTTCAAATGGGTAAGGCTCAACCTTAGTTGTTTTATCTATTGGATTTACTTCGCCATCAAATTCAACAACAATAAAACTATTTGGATCGGTTCCATCTAACTCAACCATTCGATTAGTCAAATAATGTTCAACTGATTCATCACCGTAGAAATCACTCGCCACAGCAACTAATTCATTCTTTTTTTCATCTGCCTTTTCAGAGTTATCCCAACTAATTGTAACATCGGCATGGCTTCTACCTATTTTAAACATTGGCGTAAGAATACGATTTGCCATATCAGACGTAATCGCTTGAGTTAATTCTTTTCGTTGAGTAAACTGTTCAATACTTTCTCTTGGATTGAATTGTTTTAATAGACTTCCAATATCTTCACCGCTGACATACTTTGTGTATTCATCAGCAATTTTAACTACTCTATCATAATCAACATGAGTTATTTTATTCTTAATGGTGTCTTTAAGAACTTCTTGTCCTTGTTCTAATGTGTATGGCATGGCTATTTATTTAATAATGTGTGAATTTCAAATGCGTCGTTAACTGATTCTTGATAGTTCGTATGGTCTGTTTTCCAATATTTACGCCCTAGTTTTTCATACATGTCGAATATATTAGGATGAACATAATGAGTGGATGAATACCATTGATACCATCCATTCTCTTCTAATATTTTAATTTTATCTTCTTTAAGCATGGCGTTTATAAATTAAAATATTGTTCAAATGCACTTGTAAATACGTATTCTACTTCATCGGATGTATGGCCATACTTCTCATAAGTATTTCCGTTATCATCCTTTACTTTCTTTTTGTGTTTCCCTCCATCGGGAGCTTCTTGTAAGAATTCACAATCCATAATAAAGTTCTTGCACTTTGGTGAAATTGTAAAGTCAATAGGTAACGAACCATAAAATATACGATTCATAAATTCTTTACGAGCCACAACAGATTGATTGACAATTACCCGATTAGATGTACTATTTAAAAAAGGTTTTAGTTTACGATCAATGATATCATAATCATGTTCATTCGAATTAGTGCGTCGATTGTTTCCAGAATAATCACCATAATAAAATAAACCACTCTTTAATAAATGGCCATATACATTAATAATTTCATTACATAAATCTTCGGTAACATTATTTGGTGGCTTTAAACAGACTTCATCAAACTTATGAATGTGCCAACGCTGAACATCTTTTTTAAACCAAATCTTATATAAACCACTTGTGATATACGGAACCCTGTTAAAGTCAAATCCAACATGAACAGGAATATTTTCAGGCATGTCAACTTCTACCACATGCTTCATACGGTCAAATCTCGAATAGTATTCATTGCCAGCCTTGGCCAATGGAGAACCATAAACAAGCATATTAATTCGATGCTCATTATGTTTGTTAGGATCAATTAATTTAGTTTCAATGTAACCGATTGGCAAATTATGTTCATTGTGATAAGTTGATGAAATAACGACAAACTTATCGCCAATTCTTTTACGGAAATAACTATCCTTTTCAAAAATCTTTTCACTAATCTCTTCAAAGTATTTAGGAAAATCAAACCATTCACTAATCCAATCAGTTTTAGAAGGTGAAGTAAAAATGCTTAACGGATTATAACCAACAACACCTTCACTTTCAATTGTGGTAATTTTTCCACGTTTATCTAGCCATAAACCACGTTGACGTAAACGAGCCAATATAACTTCTTTTACTGCAACCTCTGGTGTATCTTTTGTTTCATCCAAATGAGCGTGTGCAATCTCAATACCATCAATCGCTTTATAATTTTCTAATGAAGCAGTGAATATTAATTTACCATTTGAAAAGCTAATCGTATTATCATAAGAATTCAAACGCTCGCCAATGATTTTAAAATTAGAAGGTGGAATAATATTAACAACATAATGAACATCACGCACAATGCCAACGGAGGCCCAAAATCTAAATACACCCACTAAGGTTGACTTACTTAATTGTGAATAGGTATTAGCACCAATGAAGCCACGAACATGCGGGTAATTAATGGCAAGGATTAAATTATCAACGCCCATGATATGCGTTTTACCACTACCAACACCGGCATGAAATAGTTTGATTTGCGCAGTTGATTCCAATAGTTCGATTTGAGGATTAGAAAACTCTAACTCAACAATCTTACTTTGAATATCTTTTTTACTACTCATTGGTAGCGTCAATAACATAAGCAACGCCAAGCTGCTTATGTATTTTATGAACTGCATTTTTAACATTTAATGAGGATATATAAAAACAATTTTCTTTGATGATCACTTCTTTTTTTAAATCTGGTCCAGCATCTTGATTAAACCTTAATACATGATTCTTTCGTTCAAACGTTGCTTTTCTTAATTTAAAGTTTGTTTTATCAAATTCGTATAGCGTATGGCCTTCATGCGGAATGATTGAACCAAGTAAGCTTTTTATTTTCTTAGCTTGAACCTGGTTAACAATTTCGATTGTATCTGAATTATGTTGTTGCGTTTCTTTCATGATTAATTATCTTCGTCATTAAAAATATTTTTGATAGAATAAAAAACAGCAACATTTAAACAGATAACCGTTAATACTAAAATTGCTGAAGCGATATAAATAATGA